ACTAATAATTCAGCGTTTAACTTTAATGGAGGCAATGCTTTCAGTATTGAAACATGGGTAAAGTTTTCAAACTTAAGCGGTGTTAGGTTTTTAGTATCAAAATGGGCAAGACCAACCCCTTCAGATGTACGAGCATATTATTTTGCAACAAAGAACAACAAAATAAGGTTTGTTTTATCTAGTAGCAACACAAAAATAATAATAGTAGAAGGTAATACTGCAATGAATACGGGTGTATGGTATCACGTAGGGGTAACTTTTGACGGCTCAAGTAATGCAAATGGTGTTACTTTTTACATAAACGGATCAATTGAAAACAGCACAATACAAAGTAATACGCTAAGCGGCGTATCAACAAACACAGAACCCCTGCAAATAGGAGGACAAGATACTTTTTTTACTGCGGGACAAATAGCAAAATCTCGCGTTTGGTCTGCTGAACTAACAGCGGCAGATATAGCGACACAGTACAACGGCGGCACGATTCAAAACAACCCCGTCAAGTCTTCTAACTTAGTGGCAGATACAAATATAAACGACGCTACATTTGGAACGCAGTTTTCTATTCCTGACCTTACAGGGAAAACAGCAGGATATACGTCGGTAAATATGGAAGCGGACGATATCAGCGAAACCTGTCCAACTTAAAAACATAAAAATGTCACACAATAGGTACTTTATAATAAACGCAGACGATCCAAACAGTCAAGAAATAAACGCCGTGATTGTTGGCACTCCTGACAGCCAAAGGTACAGCGTTGACCTGTCGCAGATTGTTGTAAAGTTGCACGAAGGCGATCATTCAGAATATGAATTCTTAGACCAGTACCAAGAATACAATCATGAAGAAACATTAATAGCATTAGATAACGATGAATGGAGAGTCAATCCATTCTTTGAATAAATATACAATGGATTTTTCACTACTAGTACAAAGGTTTGCGGAACAATCTCCTCTTATTATAGGGTGTGGTATTGCTATTTGGCAATTACAAAAAATGTATAAAGAGGAGAAATTGTTATTGAGACAAGAAAGGCAGGAAAGACAAGAGGAGGTAAAAGAGATTATAAACAGCTATAATGCTGAGATAAAAGAGATAAACGATAAACATACGGCAGAGTTAAAAGAACTCAATAAGTATACAAGAGAACGTGACCTAGAGACCCAAGAATCATTAAACGGAACCGTTGTAGCTGTAGAGGCAATACATCAGCTTATAACACAAAAGTTTAGATTGTTAGACTAAAAAACTAAAGTTATGATTAAAGAAGAATCGAAGGTAGATCACAATCAAGTACTAGAGGACTATCTCAAGAAGCAGAAAGACCGTATTAGGAAATTAAAGGAAAAGTGTAAAAAAAACAAATAGTATGGTAGTATTATTAGATGCAGGTCATGGTGGTGTTATTAATGGTGATTATCAGACATCAGGAAAGCGCAGCCCTATATGGGAGGATGGTAGTGTATTGTATGAGGGAGAGTTTAATAGGGGCATAAAGGCTAGGTTGAAAGAGATGTTACAAATGGCCGGAGTAAAGTATGTGGATATTAATCCTCAAGATACTGACCTTGATTTAGAAGACAGGGTGGACATTGCAAATACTTATGATGATTCTATTTACTTTAGTATTCATGCCAACGCAGGAGGAGGAACAGGTTGTGAAATTTTTACTGCCGTAAATTGTAGTAGTAATAGTACTAAGCTTGCTAAGTGTGTAGAGAAACAATATAGTCCTCATTTTTATGGAGAGAGATGGAGGGGTGTAAAGAAGAAAGACTTTTATGTTGTAAAGCACACTAAGATGCCTGCTGTATTGGTGGAATGTTTTTTCATGGATACGGAGAAAGATTGTAAAAACTATTTGATGACTAGGCATGGTAGAGAGAAAATAGCTAAGTGGTTGTTTTCTGCTATCATGGACTATGTTAAATCATAAAGGTAAAAGGGGGGCTTGATAGTATTTTTTAACTTGCTGTTAGATTTTTGACTAAATATCAGCCCTTCTTTTTTTTAAAATGAAACTAACAACTACACATATTGTTTTTATATCTCAATCGGCAATAGTTTTAATATTGTTTTTTATTGTTATATTTAAAAATAATCCGGAGCCTATTCCTTTTGACTATGACAGGATAAAGGATGATATGCAAAGTTCTATTGAAACTTTGGAAAAAGAATTCTTGCTTTTGAGTGAAGAGAATTTTATTTTGTATAATAAGATAGATTCTTTGAAGAGTAAGATTCCAAACACAGAGAATAGTTTGCGTAGGATCAATGAAGAAATAAAGAAATTAAATGAAAAATATACTGTTAGCGATTATAGGGATAGTTCTGATGTTGCCCTTATCCGGAGATTGTCAAGAGGTATTAATCGATAGGGACATATTAGTTCGTGTTGCTTCCCAGTTGGATAGTTTCGAAGTAATAAAAGACATTGAGAAGAAGTATATTGCTTTTAAGGATTCTTGTGTTATGCTTACGAAGACACAAAGCGATTATATACTAACTCAAGAAAGTTTAATACAAAACAAATCAAAACAGATTGGTTTGCTAAAACAGGCTGAGGTTGAGTATAAAGATCTTTTAAAAGTAAATGAGAGTATAGTAAAGATACAGACTAAGAAAATAAAAATAGCAAGGAGGAATACAGTAATAAGCCTAGTTGGGGGAGGAGTTTTCACGGTAGGTTTAACAACAGCTTTATTAATAACTATAATACAATAAAATGGAAAAACTAACAACCGAAGAACTAATGTTTCTTCAAGAATCCACCTCTAAACTAAGTAATGCTAAGACATTTCTAGGGGACCTAGAGATTAAGAAGCATGAGATTTTATCAGAGATAGGGACTTTAAAGGTGATGGTTCAATCAAAAGAACAAGAATTAATTAGCAAATATGGGCTAGACTCGGTCATAAATATAGAAACCGGAGAGGTCAAACAAAAAGAAAAATAATGACAAAGATAAGCACATACGACAATGCTAGTCCTGTAGTTTTAACGGACAAAGTTATTGGTACTTCAGTAGGAGGGTCTCCAACGGATGCAACAAAGAACTTTTTGTTATCAGATGTATTGACTTTATTTCAAGGGGGAATAACCCTGGCGAATGTTTTGACAGCAGGCAATACTGCTACAAACAATATTAATCTAACAGGAACCATTAATGCCACTACCATAGTTGCAAGCAACTCTGTAAGCTCAGGTACAATGACCTCTTCCGGGTTAATAACAGCAGGTTCTGTCACCTCCTCTGGGTTAATAACAGGAGGGTCAGGTAGTATTCTAAACACGCTTAGTGCTACTGACTTAACAGCAACAGCCGTTGTTACAGGGTATACACTTACTGCTTTGAATAATGTTAATGCAGTAGGCGTTATTGCATCGGGAACAGTAACAGGAGGCACTGTAACTTCTACAGGTGTTGTAAGTGCAAATAGCGCATCAATAACAACAGGTGTTGTAAGTTCCACAGTAACTGCATCGGGAACAGTAACAGGAGGCACTGTAACTTCTACAGGTGTTGTAAATGCAAATAGAGCTTCAATTGCTATTAACGTTGATACTCCATCGATAAGTTTAACAAGTATAAATCCACTTTTAAATCAGAAGATAAGCATATCGGGTATTCGTAGTTTTGCAGATGACGCTACAGCTAAAGCCGCTTCCCCTAATCCACTAGTGGCAGGTGATGTTTACATAACTGATGGAACAGGTGCTGCTCCTTTGAATATTGCAGGTATCTTAATGGTTGTAGTATAATGGACATAAGAAAAGTATCAATAGGACCCGATTACAAATCTAACATGAACTATGTTGTAGGCCAAAAGGTATTGGGGGGTAGCTACACGATTCATTTAATTCAAGAGAAAGCCGGAGAGTTAAAAATATGGCTAGAAAAAGATGACTTAGTAGTTCTTTGGAAATCTTTTAGTACAACGATGCCCTCGTGCATTGAGTACAACATAAACTTTTAGTATGAAATCACCTTGGAGCTTTGTAGTAAAACCTATTGGAGGCAGTAGATATGTGAACCAAAAAACTATTGGGGACGTAGACTTAATAATAAACGCCTCTGAAGAGAACCATAAAGCATCTAATAGGATGGGTGTAGTTATTGACTTGCCTATAGGGTATCAAGGAGATATAAGAACAGGAGACATCCTTCTAGTACACCACAATGTATTTAAGTACTACAATGATATGTATGGAAAGAAAAAAAGTGGTAAGAGTTTTTTGAAAGACGATTTGTTTTTGGTTGACCAAGAACAGTTCTACATGTATAAAAAAAATAGGCAGTGGGTAGCGCACGATAAAAACTGCTTTATTAAGCCAATAAAAAAACTAAATAGGTCTATACATATAAACGACAAAGAAGAGCCTCTTATGGGGCAAATGGTGTACCCTAATGGGTATATAAAAACAATGGGCGTTGAGGTTGGAGATATTGTTGGATATAAACCTAAGTGCAACTACGAGTTTAATGTAGATGGGCAGAAGTTGTATCGTGTATTCGACCATCAGATAACTATGGTTTTATGATAGACAAGAAGGAAAGAATTATTGTTGCGGCATATAAGGCAGTAGAAGAGCTAATAAAAGTTGCGGAGGAGAAGATAATTAAGCCGGATCCTGATGATGAGTTAGCAGCAGACAGGTTAAAGAATGCAGCAGCTACAAAAAAGTTGGCCATATTCGATGCATTTGCTATTTTAGAAAAGATAGAACAAGAAAAAATAAAAATAGAATCTACCGTATCAAGTAAGAACAAGAGAATAAACAACAAGCAAGGATTTGCAGAAAGAAGATCAAAATAAGCTATATACCTTAATAGAAGGTTACATTGACCCGGCTGTGATTAAAAGAAAAAATCGCAGTCGAGGGTGGGAGTATGGTTACAATAAAGATTATGATATTGTAATTATATCTAAAGATGGAACCCTAGGAGAGATATACAACATCAAAGGTCTTCTAGTGGGGCTACCTGCTGAGTCTAGAGACTGCCGATCTAGGTCAATGCGTAAAGACAGGCAATATTGGGAGAGGGAAGAAGAGCCAAAGCCTCTGCAAAAAATAAAGTCTATATTCCAATGGAATGGTATGCCTAACGAGTTTAAAGCTCATTGGGTGGACTACATAGAGAAGGAGTTTGACAACAGAGAATATGGTTTGTGGTTTATGAACAATGGCAAACAGACATACATAACAGGATCACATTATATGTACATACAGTGGTCAAGTATTGACATTGGATATCCCGACTTTAGAGAGGCCAATAGAATTCTTTACTTGCACTGGGAGGGTTGTAGGGCTGATAATAGATGCTTTGGTCAAGTATACTTAAAGATTAGGCGGTCAGGATTTTCTTATATGTCATCTTCTGAATGTGTAAATGTAGGGACCTTGGCCAGGGATGGTAGGATTGGTATCTTATCTAAGACAGGTTCTGATGCTAAAAACATGTTTACCGACAAGGTCGTTCCTATCGCTAAGAAGCTACCGTTCTTTTTTAAGCCAGTGCAAGATGGTATGGATAGACCTAAGACTGAGCTTGCTTTTAGAGTACCTGCTTCTAAGATCACCAAGAAAAACATGTACGAGGAGAAGAGTGACGAGATAGAGGGACTAGATACAACTATAGATTGGAAGAACACGGACGATAACAGCTACGATGGGCAGAAGATACTACTACTTGCACATGACGAGAGTGGTAAGTGGTTGCGACCAAATAATATTCTGAACAACTGGAAAGTTACAAAGACTTGTCTTCGACTAGGTAGAAAGATTATAGGTAAGTGTATGATGGGGTCTACTTGTAACTCTTTAGATAAAGGGGGTAATAACTTTAAGAAACTGTACCAAGAGTCAACGATATCTAAGCGAAACGGTAACGGTCAGACGAAGACAGGGCTGTATAGTCTTTTTATTTCTATGGAACAGAATCTAGAAGGATTTATCGATAGGTACGGTATGCCTGTGTTCCGTACTCCGGAGAATCCTGTAATGGGGGTAGATGGAGAATGGATATATCAAGGAGCCATTGACTATTGGGAAGCAGAGGTAGAGTCGCTAAAGAGTGATGCTGATGCATTAAACGAGTTCTATCGTCAGTTCCCAAGGACAGAGTCTCATGCATTTAGAGATGAGAGCAAGGCATCTATATTTAATCTTACAAAGATATACCAACAGATAGACTACAATGACTCACAGATAAAAGGTCATATGCTTACTAGGGGAAGTTTCTATTGGGAGAATGGTATAAAAGACAGTAGGGTAATATGGTCTCCAAAAAAGAATGGTAGGTTTGTTGTATCTTGGACCCCTAGTGCTAGGCTTCAGAACAATGTAATAACAAAGAATGGATTAAAATTTCCAGGTAATGAGCATATCGGTACGTTTGGATGTGATTCATATGATATATCCGGAGTAGTCGGGGGCGGTGGGTCTAATGGAGCGTTGCATGG